CTGGCGAAGTGTTCTTAGCAAAGACGCTGGCAGAAACCAGGTTCTTAGTCTGTCGATAAACCTCCGCAGGCGATAAAGCCGCTGGAGAGTAGACATTCTGATTGTACTGCACGACTTGCTGGTTGGCGCCAGCTGCTTCTTGAGCTTGCTGCAACGACTGGGTGTACCGATCGACTGCTCTCGCAGCATCTTCCAGCACGCTCTTGGACGGCTGAATGCCGCCTCCAGTGGCGCCTCCACCAGCACTAGTTCCAGGCTGATTCAAAAGCTGTTCCGCCTGCTCACGCTCTTGCGCTGCCTTATCAGCCAATTCCTTGGCCAATGCCGCAGCTTCCTCAGCAGCATCCAGTGCTGCCATAGCCGCGGCCGGATCGGTCGAAGCAAGAGCCTTTGCTTCAGCGATCTTCTGCGCAGCCAACGCCTTAGCAGCGTCTGCAGCAGCCTGGTCCTCTAGGGCCCGCTTCTTCAGGATCTCAGCCTTACCGGCGTTGTCAGCAGCATCGAACTCTGCCTGATCCTTCTTGGCCTTCTCTTCGGCAGCAGCTTCGGCTTCGAGGGAAGCGATCCGAGCTTGAACCTCTTGTGTGTAGAAGTTCTGAGCCGCCGTCGCAGAAGCAGATGCCTTAGCGGCCATAGCTGCAGCAGCCCTTGCGGTTGCCTCAGCCTGGGCCAACATCTTCTTCTTATCCTTACCCTCAAGCTTCGCAGCCTTGGCTCGTTCAGCCTCGGCCTTCTTGAACAACTTCTGAGCCTCAAGGGCTTGTTCAGAAGCCAGGTCGGACAGAATATCGCCCTTCCCATGAAGATCGGCTTCCTTGAGATCAGCTGCGCGTTGAGCAGCTTCCTCGGCCTTATCAGCAGCATCCTGCAGTCTTTGAGCCTTGGCCGCGGCGTTATCAGCCTTTTTCTGTGCGGCCTTAGCCTTAGCTTTAATGCCCTTCCCGGCACCCTTCTTTTCTGCCTTCTTGGCAAGGGCGTCAGCTTCTCTCTGGGCAAGGACTGCATCAGCTGCGGCCCTATCGGCCTTGGCCTGGTTTGCGGCCGCGTTCTGCGCCTGGTTGACTGCGTCGCCAGTGTTCTGGCCAGTAGCCACCTGATTAGCTTGAAGCAACGCGGCAGCAACAGCGGCTTGCGCTTGTGCGAAGGGGTTACCTCCGGCACGCTTACTTCCGATGCCAAGGTGATGAAGTCCGGCGGTAGCAGCGTCCAACGCCTTACTACCCAAACCGCCAGTCAGACCATCAAGCAAGTGACCCGCGATACGCAGACCTGCGTTACGGAATTCGTCACTGTACTTGACAACAGCATCGTCAATGGCGTTCAGGAGGTCAAGGATCGCCTCTCCAGCAGCCTTTGTGATTCGCTCCGCCGCATTACCAAGACCCTTGATCAGGGTAACGATGATGTCAACGCCACGATCCAGAATGTTGCCGAGGTGGGTATCGATGACCTTAAGGAATTCCTCGATCATGGTAAGAGCCGCGTCAGCAATTTCAGGAATTCGCTTTGCAAGACCCTTCAAGAATGATTCGATGATCGTCATTCCCAGATCAATCCATTGCGGAATGCTGTTCCGAAGAATGCCGATGCCAGTAGTGATCAGTGCCTGTAGAAGCTCTCCAATTTTCGGAATAGCCCGGATCACAATGTCGAGCATGGCATCGAAAATCTTTGAAAAGGCCTCGCCAATCCTTGGTGCGGCTTTAGCAATCGTTTCGATGAAGGACACGAACGATGCCGCAACTTGGATAGCGATACTTGGAAGCAGCGCGATAAACGCTTCGATAGCAACGGTGATAACTGCAATTCCAGCAATACCCGTAGCTGTCAGTAGAGCGAATCCCGTGGCAAATAGGAACATGCCTGCTCCAGCCAGAGCCATGGCAATACCCAGTGACAAGAACACGGTTGACAGAATTGCCAACCCGGGCGCAACGTACTGTGCACCCAAAGCCGCGAGAAGAACCAAACCAAGACCAACAGCAATTGCTCCAAAGCCTTGTGCCAAAGTTCCCATGTCCATGTTTCCAAACAACCCAACAGCGGTCGCAAGGACTACCATGGAGGCTGAGACGATGGCGATGGCTGCGGCTGCTGCGAGTACCTCAGGTCCTATAAGACCCAAGCCCCCCAACGCGACGGTCAACAAAGCAACGCCAATCGCCATGGCTGCCATGCCTTGATTCAACGTGTCGGGATCCATCTTCCCAAACATCAGAACAGCAACAGCAAGCGCCTGCATAGCAACTGCAGTGATAAGCATAGCTGCGCCAGCAAGAGCAATTGAGGGCCCAAGTCCACCTAGAGCACGAATCGCTCCAACCATAAGAGCTAGTCCTATAGCCATTGCGGACATGCCTTGGCCCAGTTCGTCTGGGTCAAGATTAGCAAACAACAGAATCGCACCCGCAAGAATCGACATTGACGTAGCGATGAGAATCATCGACGCGCCAGCAGCCACGAGACTTCCAGAGATACCAGAAAGCGCTCGAAGAGCACCAACCATGAGAGCCAATGAAATAGCTAGTGCAGCCATACCTTGACTGAGCGTATCTTTATCCAGATTGCCAAGAACGGCGATCGCACCCGACAGAATGAGGATCGCTGTTGCCATCTCGTTCATTGCTCCTGAGATGAAGACAAGGGTTACCCCACCCTTAGTAGTCTTGCTCAACGCAGCCATAGCTCCAACAAGAAGCGCCATCATAATTGCAATGGTGCCAAGACCCTGACCAATTTGCTTCGGATCAAGAAGCGCAAGAAGGACCAGCGACGCTACCAAGAGCGCTACTGCAGTTCCAATGGCCAACAAGGCCTGGGCCTTGAGGTTCTGTTGAAAGGCCTGCAACGAGTTACTAAGTTGATCGAAGACGTTTTGGAATCCCGCCAGGAACCCTCCACTGCCTATAGTGTTAAGGATGTTCGTGAGAGCAAGAAGGAATCCGCCACTGATGATCGAGTTGATGAGCGCAGCAAAGTCCAGAGCATCCATGTCACCAAACAACTGTGTGAATGCATCCCTCAAGAAACCACCCACTGCAGCAATGGCCTTACCAAGAAGCGACATACCCGTGATTATGCCTTCGACAATACCACGGATTACATCAGTTCCTGGATCGATCATCTCAGTTGCGGGCGAGTTGATGCCCATGGCACTCTTGAAGCCCTCGATAACGCCGCGAGCAACGTCACCCATGGCTGCTAGAAGAACTGGAGCAGCCTGTGCTATACCCGAAGCAATTCCAGCAATGATGTCAGCAGCAATGCTTACGCCTTCACCGGCAAGAGCTCCTGCATTGCCTCCAAGATTCTTGAAGAAGGACGACAGTCCATCTCCAGAACCAAGGAATCCAGAAACCGCCGCCTTAAGACGATCAAAGCCCGAGGTCATCTTTCCGGTTGAGGTGCTAATCGCATCGTCGGTAAAGAACGACGTGACCATAGCCCAACCATCTGAGATGATCTTAGTTACAGCTTCAGACGAAATGCTGAGCTCGTCAAACTTGTCGATCACGCCGCCAATGCCTTGACCACTGACCAGGGCAGCAAAGCCTGAAATGATCAAGCCGAGACCCTTGAGAACCGGCGAAATAAAGGTACCGATGACGGTGCCAATATTGGCCATGGTTTCACTTACTCGACCGCCAGCAGTCAGCCACTTGTCGAACCCAGTGATGAGCTTGGCAATGGATGCCACAAGCGAGAGAATTCCGCCGCTGGCTCCATCACTACTAGAGAGCACCGCCTTGAAAACGTTTCCAACAAGAAGGAATACTCCCTTGATGATCTCAAATCCGATGTGTAGGATCGAGAAGAAGCCAGCGAAGACCGTCTTGAGATTCTCAACCGTGTCCTTGTGAAGGACCAGGAATCGAGTAAAGCGGTTGAAGCCCTTGGCAATGTTCTTCAGAGCATTACCAGACGAGGGCGGGAAGATGTCCTGGTAGGCTTCCTTGACTGCATTCATCACCTTGCCAAGGTTCCGGAAGATGCGACCCAGACCACTGAGGACCTTGGTTCGGCCACCAGTCTCCACAAAGCTTCGCAGCAATCCAGTCCAGGCGGTGCCCATCTTGGTGAGGAACCCGCTTGGTCCGACGATCGCCTTACCCACCGCATTCCACAGCTTCTTCGACTGCTCGAAATCGCCAAGAATGATCTGGAAAGAGTTCGCAAATATGGACCCGATCGATTCCCGAACAACCTGAAGGAGCTGAGGCAATGACTTGACCGTGGTAGCCGCTTCATACGCAGCATCCGCAGTTTTTAGAAGCGCCTTGAACTGCTCATCCGTGAACTTGACGCCGTTCTTCTGCTCCAAGTTCAATCGAGCCTGCTGAATCTTAGCGTCAGAAGCAGCCTTCGAATATCCGTTCAATCCAAGAGCGATGCTCGAGAATCGTCCGTCCATGGCTGCCAGAGTGTTCACCAGCACGTCCGAGGACAGCCAGGAAGATGCACCAGCAGCAGCTGAAATTGACTGACGGAATGACTGACCGTTAACAGTCAGACGCTTCATGGGACCCTCAAGTCCGATCGACGCTGCACTGATATCGCCCATAGCCACAGCAGTGTTTGCAAGAGCGGTCTGGAAGACCTTACCACCCATGCCCGCGTTGACCACTGAGTTCCAGTCCTGAAGACCGACTCGGCCCGCCGCAATTGCTTGAGACAGCTGGTACATGGCAGTAGAAGCCTGCTGCGAGCTTGATCCTGAAAGTGCCGCAAGGTTCGCAATACCCTGGATCGAAGCTGTTGCCGTTTCCAGATCTACACCAGCGGCCGTGAAGGTACCGATGTTCTTCGCCATCTCGGAGAAGTTGTAAATGGTCTGGTCGGAATATGCGTTCAGCTTCTGCATGTACCCATTGACGACATCAACGCTCTCGCCAGTGTTCGCCACAACTGTCTGAATCGAGTTCAGGTTCGTGGTGTATTCCTGGAAACCTTGAAGAATCGGGTCCAAAGTAAGGCTCTTGACCAAACTCAAACCTGTGGAGGTAGCCTTAGACACGATAGTGCCAAGGGCGGCTGCACCAGCGACCTGCAGCGCGGTAAACTTAGTCTTGACGCCATCTACTGAGGCTCCAAGAGTCGAAATTCCCTTGCTCTGACCAGTCTTGACAAGCTGTCCCTCAAGGTTCTGAAGAGCTGCCTGGGAGTCGGCGGCACCCTTGGTGAACTGTTGATTGTTGAACTGCATATTGACAATTCGGTCGTCAACACTACTCATCCGCTGGTCACCTTCTTCCAGATGTCGTCGGCGATCTCGTCAAAGATCGGCTGAATGGCTGGGTTGATGTAGTCATAGCCAGAAACGTAGCCACCTGTTCCTGTGCCGTGCCCATACTGCAGGATGACCGCGACATTGACGCCATTCACAGTGTTGGTGTTGTACCAAGTGATGGTCACCTTTGAAGCGCTGATCTCGATCTCGTATCCCCAAGAAGCGGCGGTAAGACCAGATTTCTTGGGCGTGGCCGCAGCTAGCACGCTTACTCCACGCTGGGCAATGGCGTCAAGCCCGGAATACATGTTCCCGTTCTGGATGTTCTGAAGGAAGTTCTGGGTTCTCTTGGTCGAACCTGTTACTGAGAAGGTGATCAAGTCCGACCTCCTTTACTAGAAGTAATAGACAGTAACTACTACCTTACCTGCGCCTCCAACACCTCCAGCACGGCCAACGCCTGTGCCTTTACCAGCACCACCACCGCCTCCACCGGGAACTGAGCCAGGGCTTCCAACCGCATTCAAAGCTCCCCCAGCGCCTCCAGCACCGCCGTGAACTGTGATACCAGGATCTTGTGCTCCTGAACCTGGAGCGGCGCCAGATCCACCACCTGCGCCACCGCAAACGGATTCGCTATCTCCAGGAAAGTGAGTGCCAACCGTTCCTCCGGCGCCTCCGTAAAATGAGTTACCACCAGGAACGAGGCCTGAGCCTCCATCACCACCACCGAAGGTGCTGTCAGTAAGCCCGCCACCCAGCCCTCCGCCAGACGCATCACCTGGAGATCCAGGTACAGGTCGACCGCTGACAGAAACCCCACCTCCACCGCCACATGCAGCCACTTCTCCGGACGTGAGTCGTCCTCCTCCACCTCCACCTGAACCTAAGGTTCTTGGTCCAGCGACTTCGATCGTGCTTATGTTTCCTGTGCCACCAGTACCGCCGGTTCCAGCACCAGTTCCAGCAGAGCCTCCAGCTCCACCAGTTCCAACAACGACTGCAGATGATGTAGGAAGCTCAGCAGGAAGCAAATCAAGAACAAGATAAGCGCCGCCGCCACCTCCTCCGGCTCCACCAATAGTGTTACTACCACCGCCTCCTCCACCGCCTGCCCACAATTCAACACGAAAACGAATTGCGTCCGGATATGAAGCCTTGGCAAATGAGCCGGAAGTTGTAAAAACGACCGTCTCCGACAGAATCGGGTCATCAGGGACAACCTGTCCAGCGTCGAACTCAGTACCATCAACTGTTGTTAAGATCAAATGTCCGTTTGCTGGGTTGATAGTTCCAGCAATAATTGTCGCATCCGCAATTTCCTGGACTTTTTCTACTGTGACTCCGGTTACGGTTGCCATCGGTGCTCCTTCCTAAGGAGTCGAGCTAATGTCATAAGTGCCGTCACCGTAGATCACGGCATTAACATTGTCGATTTCGAAGATTCCATCGCCAATCATGTAGATGTTGCCGTAAGATCCTTCTGCAGTCCACGTGCCGTCACCGTTGTCAGTGATGATGATCGTGTCACCGTAACTCAGAAGATCGAAGATTGTTTGTGGATCAGGCATAGTAGCGGTCGTGTTCTCGTCACCATACAAAACGACTTCAAGATCATGAAGTTTTATTTCATCCATGTGCCGGGTGTCAATAATCACATGTGCAGTCGGACGGTAGCCTGAAATAGCTACTGGGACCGCTTGAATGTCCCACGCAAACTCAACCGGACTGATGTCTCCGGCCAATGTTTGATACGTGATTCCTTGCATGTCCACTGTGGCGTTATACACCAAGTGAATCTTGTATCCGGCAGACATGTCCTGGGAACCACTAGCAATCAATGTGCGATACGACAGACCAAACGCATCACTCTGTTGCGAATCGAGATACATTCCAGGAGTAGCCTCAGTTACTCCCATAACAGCTGCAAATTCGTCAGGGTAAGTGAACGCTTTGAGTGTTGCAGTGAACTCCTTAGGTTTCGGCAAGAACAAGAATGGTCGACCATCTATGTAGTACGCAGCAGATCCTTCTTGACCGCCTTCATCTACAGACATAAGGCCATTCCAAGGAACTGCCGGGCCTGTCTTGGGGTACAGAACACCATGATCAAGACCGGTCTCGATGTACCGATCGCTTGGCTGAGACCAAGTAAGTCGCGTCACTGTTTACCCCTTTCTATCCAGTAGTTCCGAGATCTTTCCGACGTTGTTCATTGAGCTTACGATACTTCTCGGCCTGTTGCGACCGAGTCATCTTCTTGGGCTTAGTCGACTTGATTCCCATGATTTTCACGATCGTCATCAGTCGATTCAAATGCCAAGTCTCAACAGGATGGAACGGAATGCCAAACGTGACCAACCACGAGTAAATTACCTCGTTCGTGATAGTCTCCGTCGACGGTCTCCCATCAGGGACCTCGGTAAAGGTTGTGGCGGTCTGTTTGCTATTGATGTATTCTTGCACAACCTCAACATGCTTCGCCGTAATCCAACTTGAGAAGTCAATTGGAAGGTTTTCAGGCAACAGCATAAATAAGAGGTACTTCTTAGTCTCTTCCTCGGTCTGTGACTCTTTACTGTAAAAAGGCTTTTCGTAGAATGCCTCCCATTTTGACAAAGAGACCAGGGAATGCTCGAACGTGAGCTCGACGGCTTCAGAGTCGTCGGTTGGGTGAAAGTAAAGCGTGAGCATTCCCCGGTCTCCTTATCGTTGCGATGGTGCAGGTCGGATCAGTAGTCGTACGTCCAGTCCTCGTCGCCCGTGAGACGGTAACCCGCCGTCGGGTGAGCGGTGACGGCCGCAGTCTGACCGACTGTGAGAGCCGGCTGAGCACCAGGCGTCTTATTGGCGCCGTTGATCTTCCACTGAACACCGGTGACGGTGGGCAGAGTGACGATGTGGGTGCCCGAGTTGTAGCTCGGCTGGCTGGCGAAGACGCCCAGGTCCACCTCGGTGACCGTGCCAGAGAACAGCGCGATGACCTCTTCCGGAAGCGGAAGACGGGGGTCCTGACCAGGAGATCCGTAAAGGATGTCCTCGAGGTCCGACAGAGCGTCGGCGTCGACCATCGAACTGTCAATCACCAGCTGCGCAGTCGGCTTCAGGTCGTCGCCGGCGGCAACGGGCTGAGTCGTGAGCTCCCACGAGAAGGTGATGGCCTCCGGCGAGTCGTTGATCGTCGCGTAGGCCTTCTCCGACGGAGCCGCGGTGGCGCCGTAGATCAGGTGGAGCTTGTAGGCGTAATCCGAACCACCCGTGTCGTTGCCGAGCCGAGTCCGGTAGGAGAGACCGAACTGCTTCCGACCCTGCTGACCGACGTGCAAGCCAGAAACCGGGGCAGCCGTGCCGTCGAACTGGCCGAACTCCTCCGGATAGGTGTAGGCCTCGATGGTGGCCCCGAACTCTTCGGCCGAGATGAGGTTCAGGTACTTGATGTTGTCAGCGTAGAGAGCAGTTGCCTCCGCGCCAGAAGGAGACTCGGTGACGGTCGTGAGGCCATTCCAGGCCACGCCATTCGAGTACTCCCCAATGCCATCAGGGATGTACAGGACCCCGTGATCGACGCCGGTCTCGTAGAGACGCTCGCCGGTCTGGTCCCAAGTGAGCTTGGTCATGCTTGTGGATCCTCTCTTAGTGGTAGATCACGAAGACGTCATGGTTGAGGCCGGACGTCGCGAAGTGTCGACTGAACGAACTGAGCGGAAATGCTGCCAGCTTCGAAAGGACGACACTGTCGGGGTTGCGGTCGATGAGCGTGACCTGATACCGCTGCGTGAACATATATGGAACATTGTCAGCGGACTTCATAGAGGCGTTGTCTCGTTCGTACACGATACATGGGTAATCCATGATCGCATCTGGAGGCGGCTCAAAGTAGACGTTGGGTCCACTCAAGGCCGCCTCCAGCAGGTCCTGGAATTCTTTCCTTCGATCGACCAGACCATCGATCTCAATCGGGGATTGGGCCATCGTACACCCCTCCTAGATTGAGAGTCAGTTCGGGACGCTCTTCACGGACGGATTGCACCGTCCATCGAATTCCTTTCCTGAAGACATAGCGAATGTCGGCACAGTGCTCGATAGCGAACGAGTCGGCCATGATTACAATCCGATCTTGCAACCGGAAATCATCATTGACCTTGTCGGACGGTTCAAGAGAACTCGTCGCTTCGAGCACCGTGCCTTTGTAGGCCCGCTCGGTGCTATTGCCCGACCACACACCATCGACAAATGTTCCTGTAGGAATGAACCCTACCTTGTCGAAGAAGCGCGCCATGGTGACCTATCAGGCCTCGTCGCGCGTGAAGGTCCACTCGTCGTGCTGGTCGTCGGCGAAGTAGTAGCCAGCGGCCGGAACAGCCTTGACCTTGACCGAGGCGCCCTCAGCGAGAGCGGTCTGCGCACCTGCGGAGAGGGTCGCGTCGGTGTCCGCGTTCTTGTAGACGACACCGGTCTTGGTCGGGATGGTCACGACGCCCGTGTCAGCCACGAAGGCCGGGACGTCCGGAAGGACCACCACAAGCGAACCAGCGACCTTGCGGAAGACCAGAGCAGCCTTCGGAGTCGTCAGCGCGCCCGAGAGGCGGGTCTCCAGCAGGTACCGGAGCTTGTTGTAGTCCAGGTCGAAGTCGTCGAACATCGTGGCCTGACCCATGCGGTCAGTACCGATCGAGTAGTCCGAAAGGTTGACCATGATGCCCACGAGGTCCGGAACCCGAACCATGGTCTCCACCGCGACGACGTCGGCCACACGGAGAGTCGTGGCGATCTCGTCAACGCTCTTGTAGAGACGGTGACCCTGGGTGTCCTTGACCGTCAGGAACTTACCGATGACGGCTTCCGTGGTGTAGAAGGTCGGCATGCCCGACCCCTTGTAGTACTCACGGTTCGCAATCACCGCGTCCACCAGCTCTTCGATGGACGAGTTGGCGTCGTCGATGTTGACGTTCACCTTGGTGACATAGAGCTCCGCGTCGTTCGCGATCGAACGGATGTTGGTCTCGGAGATCTTGTCCTCGTCACCCGAGGAACGACCGTCGCCGAAGAGGATCGCCGAAGCGATTTCCTCATCGAGCATGACCTTCATCTCAGCCTTCAGCCAGGCCACGACGTCGAGCTCGGTGATGTCCACCACGTCGTCACGGTCGAGCTTCTGCTTCTTGTAGACGGTCTGAGGAGTCGTGATTCGCTTGGCGAGCTCGAAGTACTCCTCGTTCTTCAGGTTACCGGTGATGTAACCGCGGGCACGCGCCTCGTCGGGCGTGATGTCGGCAGTCACGGTCTTGATGCGAGCCATCGGCTGCTTGCGGACGGCCCCGAGGACCTTGTCCACCCACTCCATCCGACGGGTGATGAACGCCGGCGAGTTGCTCAGCGTCTTCGCGTCGGGGAAGAGGTAGTCGATGTTCTCGATGCCGTGCTTGAGCTCGCCGCCGACAGTGATGCCGTCCTCGCGAGCGTGCTTCATCAGGGCCCGCTTCAGAGAACCGGAGCCGTGAAGGACCTCGTCCTTGATCGCCTCCAGAGCTGCGTCTGCGGTGAGGCCGTCGTGGGCGAGAGTGGCCTGCGGGGTGGTGGCGTCGCCGGTCATCTGACCCTTCTTCGCCTGGTCGAACACGTTGTGCGTCATACTGTTGTCCTCCTGGGTTGTGGTGTCGTGCTGGACGGCGTCGCCAGCCTCGTCGGTGCTGGTGTCGTTGGTGCCATCGCCCTCGGTGCCGGCGTCCTCAGAGCCTTCGCCCTCAGAACCCTCTCCCTCGGTGCTTTCGCCCTCGGTGCCGGCGTCCTCAGAGCCTTCGCCCTCAGAACCCTCTCCCTCGGTGCTTTCGCCCTCGGTGCCGGCGTCCTCAGA